CACGCGAAAGGATGCCAAATGAGCCTGCAAATCGCCCCCCCTTATCTGGTATTCACTGATAAAAACGGTGATCCGCTTGACAGCGGTTTTGTCTATGTTGGAGTTGCCAACCAGAACCCTGAAACCAACCCAGTTCAGGTTTATTATGATACCGCGCTAACGCAGCCTGCGGCACAGCCCCTGCGGACATCAAGCGGCTACATTATGCGCAACGGATCGCCTGCGTTGATTTATGCAAACGCAAGTGGTGGTTTCTCAACGACGGTGCGGGACAAAAGCGGATCTTTAATCATTTATAGCCCTGTGGGCTTCGGTATTCCGCCAGAAACTGGTTTAATTTCAGTTGCAGATTTTGGAGCTGTCGGTGACGGTGTGACAGATGACACCGCAGCATTCCAAGCAGCAGCCTTGGAGGCAGGGCCGGGCAACCCGATATATGTTCCTTCCGGCAGGTATCTCAAAAGCACAATCGTAAACGAAAATTCGTATTTCTGGACCTGTGGAAATGCTTTAAACCCCGCTGGCAGCGGCCCCATTTCTTTGCTCGGTCATGTCGAGCAGGCCATCAACAACCGTCGTCTGATCTCCAAGACTGCATCCAGTCCTAATGAGTTTGCAGAGGTCCAACTGTCTAAGAACTTCAGCTATAACGGTGGAACTCCAGGTTATGTGAGCAGCAACCTCCGACTGGATACCAATGTATCTCAAAACGTATCAGATTTCGTGTGGGGCATTACTTCAGTTCTCAACAATTCATCAAACGCTGGTGAGAACGTGTCCATCTACGGCCAAGGCAACCGCGATGCAGGAACTGGTCCTATTTGGGGCGGTGTGTTTGAGGCGAAGGACAAAACCAACACATCTGGTGTCGGCAAATCTGGAACTGTAGGCATAGAAGTTGATGTTTTCGCAAATGGTGTTGTCGCTGGAAGTTTGAACCGTGTCGGTATAGATGTTGTTGCTGGGAAGGGCGACCCTGCCGGTGCCACCTGCCAAGCAGGCTATGGTGTCCGTGTCAACGTGCAAGGGGGGTCTGTCGCCAACGCGACTTATTTAATTGGTTACTCTGCCTTCGGCTCGACAACTGCGGACTTTTCCTCCGCCTCAGCGGCTACCGGGGCTGGGTTTGATGTTGTAGGATCTCCTGCGAACGGTTTGCGTGTCTCTGGAACTTGTGTTGTTGGTCTGAATACTTCGGGTGGGACGATAACGAGTAATGCTGTCCGTCTCGCTTCGGGCCAGAACATTGCGATGGAGGCAACAGGGGCCATAAGAACTTCTTGGGGCATCACCGCAGCAATCTGGGGCTTCTACAACGGCGCAACCGAAAGGTTTGGGATCAACACCTCTACTGGCATTCTTAGGGTCAATGGAACGCAGGTTATTGACTCTCGTCAAACAGGTTGGACCGCGCCCACCGGCACGAGCGCTCGCACCACATTCGACACGGCCACGGTTACGACAGCACAGTTGGCAGAACGGGTGAAGGCGCTGATTGACGATCTGACCACTCACGGTTTGATAGGTGCATGATGCTTCAACTTCCTCGTGAAATTGTGCAGGCTGTCCACGACTATCTGGTGACACGCCCGATGGCCGAGGTTGAGCCTTTGGTCGTCGAAATCCGTAAGGCCAAGCCTGTGGAGGAAAAAGAATGACAGCCAGACTTATCGACAGCCTTGGCCACATTGTCCGTGAATGGCAGACAGATCGGCCTGACCTTGCCATGACGGCAGATCGCAATTGCCCTGTCGGTTGGCGCGTAGAGTTGGCGTCACATGAAAAGGAGACGACCAAATGAAAACGATCACATGGCGCATCAGCCAGCTTGACCGCAACGCAGCGGACGGCGGCGTGATTACGGCGCACTGGAACGTGACTGTCGTTACCGATGAGAATTCTGCTTCGTTTTGCGGGATGACGGGCTTCACGCCTGATCCGGCCTTGCCAAATTTTGTGCCTTATGCCGACCTGATCGAGGCCGACGTGCTGGCATGGGTCTGGGGTTCCGTGGACAAAACAGCCATAGAGGCAAATCTGGAAGCTAAGATCGAAGCCGAGAAAAACCCCGTCACGCTTATCGGCGTGCCTTGGTCCTAAACTAGAAAAAGGGTTTTCCGATGGCGAACAGATTTTGGGTCGGTGGTTCTGGAACTTGGGACACCACAAGCACGGCAAACTGGGCTGCGACGACTGGCGGCGCTCCCGGTGCGTCGGCTCCTGTTGCTGCGGATGTTGCGATCTTTGACGCAAACTCTGGAACTGGCATCGTAACGCTGGGGGCGACAGTCACTATTTTCCGAATTACTTGGAACAACTACGCTGGTTCGTTTCAGCCATCGACATTTGAAATCAACATTGTCGGCGACGGCGTGACACCTCTTTGGCAGGCAGGTACGACGGCAACCTTTCTTGCCGTCCCAACTGTGAATTTCACATATTCAGGAGCCAATGCTCGGTCCGTAGTAATCGGATATACTGCGGGTTTTCTCAGAAACATCAACGCCAACATCACGGCAGGCTCTGGCACGTTTACGATCACGGGCACTTCCCACATAAACAACTTCAACTGCACTGGGTTTTCTGGATCGCTTGCCCCAGCGATTTTGCATCTGACTGGAAACGTGACGTTCAGCGCGTCTATGACGCTTGTTGCGGGAACCCAAGTTGTCAACTTCACAGGCCCCGCGACTAGGACGATCACGACAAATGGCGTCACCATTGATCGACCCATCGCCATCCCAGCCGAGGCCAGCGGTGGTGTGGTCAACTTTGCAGATGCCCTGACGCAAGGATCAACCCGAGCCTTCACCTTCACTGCCGGAACATTAAAGCTCAAGAACGGCGTAACAAGCACGGTCGGCGCCTTTGCGACATCCAGCACAGAACAGAAGTTCCTTAGTTCAACTGTCTCTGGATCTCAGGCCACGCTGACGCAAGCGGGCGGAAGGGTGAACGCTTCTTATCTCACCATCGAGGACATCGATGCAACAGGCGGTGCGACTTGGGACGCCTTTACAAACCGCCGAAACATTGATGATGGGAACAACGATGGCTGGAACTTTCTGTCCATCCCGTACCCGGTATTCGGAAGCATCTTTAGACTAATCTTCAAGCCGGTCATCCAATAAAGGAGGCAGACATGCCAGCAACGACCAAGACGCTATCTGCTGAGAACACCTTCACGGATGCGGTTCTCATCATCGGAGACTTTAACATCTCCATCGTGGCCAGCACCTCGCCGGCGTTCAGCGGCACGGTGACAGCGCAACGCTCCACCGATGGCACCGTCTGGCGCGACGTTGACACCTGGGTCAGCACCTCGGCAGAGGAAGTCGGCTACGATCCGATGAAAAACTTCTACCGGGCCGGCATCAAGACGGGCGGCTATACGGCTGGATCTGTCTTGATCACGCTGAATGGCTACGACAACTGGCCGCCGCGTTACTGATATGGCGAAGTCCCCGGCCTGGACCAGAAAAGAGGGCAAGAACCCCAAAGGCGGCCTCAACGCCAAGGGGCGCGCCTCTGCGAAGGCCGAGGGCATGAACCTGAAGGCCCCGGTGAAGTCTGGCGACAATCCTCGCCGGGCTTCATTCCTCGCGCGCATGGGCAACATGCCGGGGCCTGAGTATAAAGACGGTGAACCGACGCGCCTGCTGCTGTCTCTGAAGGCATGGGGCGCGTCCAGCAAGGCAGATGCCAAGAAAAAGGCTGCGGCCATTTCGAAGCGGAACAAGGTGAAGTGACATGACACCCGAGATGCTCTGGAGCGCCGCACTTTCCGCCCTTCTGGGCCTTGTCGGGTGGATCTTGAAGGGGCATTCAGACGAGGTGCAGCGTCTTCAGATTTTGCTTAATCGCACGCGCGAAGAGATGGCGCGAGATTACGTCACAAAGACTGACGTGCAGTCCAGCATGAACATGCTCATCACGCGCATTGACAACCTTGACAACAAGATCGACGCGCTGCTGCGAAGCCTAGCAAAGTGAGTGTGCCGTTGATCTGGGTGGCCTACACCCACCTGTGGATCGACGGGCGCATGGTATTTGTCAAGATTTGCAGGTATACTGCGGACATAGCATTGGCGGTTCACCCGCTTTATCCCTGCCCGCCGTTCTGGAGCCTGTGATGTTTGACCCAGTTTCAATCAGCATGGCCATCAGCGTTGGTGGCAAGGCCTTCAGCCTGCTCAAGCAGGGCATCGCCGCTGGCCGTGAGATCCAAGACATGGCGGCCCATTTGTCAGAGTGGGGCAAGGCCGTCTCTGATATTGCCTACGCGGCTGACAAAGCCAACGAGCCTCCCGGCGTGTTTCAGACGCTGTTCGGCGGAGGCTCGCAAAAGAGCGCCATCGATATTTTCGCCGCGCAAAAGCAGTGCGAACAGCAGCGCAAGGAGTTGCGCCAGCTTATCAGCTACAGTTATGGCAACGATGCTTGGCTGGAGTTTCAGGCGATTGAGCGCCGGGTGCGAGAGCAGCAAAGAGAGCAGGTTTACCGCCGCCGCGAGATCATCGAGTCGATCATGGAATTTTTACTGTGGTCTGGTATAATCTTAGCGACCGTGGCTCTGTGCGGCGTCGGCCTGTATGTCTGGGGCCGCTATCTGGGGAGGTGGTAATGGCACTCGAACACTGGATCTGGCCTGCCGGCGCAGTGGCAATAGGTTTGCTGTTTTGGTTCAGCGGCGATGGCTGGTATAGGTATCCCTGCCAAGATCCGGCAAACTGGAGCGCGATTGAGTGCCAGCCGCCGATCTGCCTTCGTACAAAGAATTGCGCTGACGATTTAACTGGAGGGGCCGCGCCATGAAAAAGAACGATCCTGACTATCTGGAAAGTAAGCTGCGCTATTTTATCGGCGTTTCGCTCACCATGATCTTGGGCGGCAGCATCTTTATCATTCTATACAGCTTGGTTTTCGTTACCCAGCCTCTCGGAGAGAGCAGCGAGAACGACCGGGCGCTGTTTGCCATCCTCACCCCGATTGCCAGCTTTATCACTGGTGCTTTGGGCGGCGTAATGGCTGCTGGCAACAACCGCAAACGCGACGAACCGCAGGAGACGCAAGAATGATTGGAAAGATGATTGGAATGTTCGTTGGCCGCAAGGCTAAGGCTAAGGCGGTCGATGCTGTGCTGGATAAGGTGAACTTGCCAGATCCCGTTGAGAACGCGATCAAGATTGCCGCCACGGGCAACGTCGGAGATCTTCTCGGCGGCATGGGCAAAGACATGGCGAAGGAAGCTGTGTTGGGCGCTGTCCTGAAGAAGGTGAAAAAGAAATGAGCCTTCTGACCGAAGCCCAACTGGCTGTGATGATCCCGACCAACAAAGAAGTCGGCGAATGGTGCGCTGCCCTTAATGAAATGCTGCCCAAGTACGGCATCACCACCGACAAGCGGATCGCGGGCTTCATCGCCCAGTGCGCCCATGAGAGCATGGACTTCCGCGTCTTGCAGGAGAACCTGAACTACAAGGAGGCCACCCTCCTGAAGGTGTTCCCGCGCTACTTTGGCCCCGGCAAAGAGAACGCCGCAGAGTATGCTGGAAAGCCCGAGAAGATCGCCAACTACGTCTACATGGACAAGAACCGCTCCAAGGGCGGCGCTCTTGGCAATGTGAAGGAAGGCGACGGGTGGCTTTTTTCTGGAAAAGGTCTGAAGCAGGTTACTGGCCGTGCAAATACGACTGCATTCGGCAAGACCGTTGGCATGATTGCCGAGGAAGCCGCCGCGTACCTCCTGACCAAGAAGGGCGCACTTGAGAGCGCGCTGTGGTTCTGGGGAAGCCGCAACCTGAACGAAGTTGCCGACACTGGCGACCAAGTGCGGCTCACGAAGATCATTAACGGGGGCGACATCGGCCTATCTGACCGCCAACAACGCTATGCGAAGGCGATGGCGGCGTTGGGTGGCAAGATCGACACCAGTGCGCCTGCCGCCGCTCCTGCGGCCTCTGGCGGCACTCTGCGCCGTGGCTCCAAGGGTGACGACGTAAAGCGCATGCAGGCCAAGCTGGGCCTTGTAGCCGACGGCGACTTTGGCCCCGGCACGGAGGCTGCGCTGAAGAAGTGGCAGGCAGCCAACGGTCTGACCGCTGACGGCGTGGCTGGCCCGAAGACCCTTGCCAAGTTACTGGGGTAGAGATCATGCACGCTGACGCGGACATGACACCGAGACAGCAAGAAGCCGTCGAGGCGGTTAAGCGTCTCGGCAACGTGACCGCTGCGGCCAAAGAGATCGGCATCAATCGCCGTGACCTTCAGCGTATGCTAAATCGGGCTGGCTATGACGCAGAGACCCGCGCCCAGTATCGCGTAGATCCAGCCATCGCCGACAGCATGGCCGCAGTTGGCACCAACCTGACGCCGTCGCTGGCATGGGTGAAAGTGCCGGCCAAAGACGATGAGCCGGGCTATTCCGTGATGCTGCGGCCCGATGGCGAGGCTCCAGAGGCCGTCGCCGAGCGCATAAGAGCGGCGCTGGAGGGGATGGTGCCTGCCGCGCCTGTGGTGGCCCCAGAAACCGTCATGGCCGATCTGTGCGCCGTTTATCCGCTGATGGACGCGCACGTCGGCATGATGGCGTGGGGACGCGAGACAGGCGCGCAGGATTATGACCTCGGCCACGCGGCCAAAGACATGCGGCACGCCTTCGCCAAGGTGCTGGCGCTGACGCCTGCCGCCGAGCAGGCCGTCCTGCTTATCGGCGGCGACTATTTCCACAGCGACGACACGCGGGCCGAAACGCCAGCCAACCGCCACAAGCTGGACGTGGACGGGCGTTTCTTCAAGGTGCTTGACGTTGGCATCGGCATCATCGCGGAAACCGTCCACCAGCTTCTGCAAAAGCATTCTCGCGTGCTGGTGCGTGTGCTGCGCGGCAACCATGACATTCACTCCAGCATGACGCTCAACTTCGCGCTGGCCGAGCGTTACCGCAATGAGCCTCGGATCATGGTTGAGAAAGAGCCGCGCGATTTATTTATGATGCAATGGGGCAAGTGCGCGATCTTCGCCCACCACGGCGACAAGGGCAAGCCCGCGCAGATGGCGCTTTACCTGTCAGATGTCTGCACCTTCTGGTCGCAGACGCGCCACCGCCATTACCTGACAGGCCACGTCCATCACGATCAAGCAAAAGACCTTGGGCCGCTGCGGTTTGAGAGCCTGCGTGCTTTCTGTCCGCCTGATGCCTACGCCGCTGGCATGGGTTACGGCGCGAGGCGTGCATTGCAGTCTATCACCTTCCACAAGCAGGACGGGCTGGTGCTGCGTGCGCTGGACCCGATTGACCGTGATGAAAGATAAGCTGCCCATCGCATCCTGGCGCGTGACCCGCGACGGTTTGATGGTGACGATCAATCAGTATCACGGCGTGATACCATTCGGCCAATTCGGAGGCCTGGTGCTGGCTTTGGTCAGCAGGATGAAGGATCGTGAGGGGCGCGATGGTGGATGATAAGCCGTAGCGCAGTCTGATCTTCGACCAATACAAAACCGCAGGTTTCGTGTGCGCCCCTCGACGATGTTTTTAGCGGGTCAGCTTAACGCCTGCAACCGCTTTTGGTGCTGGATTTTAGCCAATGCTTTCTCGACTGCCGCCGGGCTGGCCGACCAGATGGCTGGCGTCTTTGGTTTCGGTTTTTCAACCGTCTCCTGCCAGAAGCGGCTGCGCGTTGACGGCATTTGCGGATCGAACTTCGACAGTGCCAGTTCGATCCCGAACCTTTCGCATGCTGCCGCGATGCTGCTCCGATGCATGCCAAAGCGACGGGCCGCCTGAGTTATATTGAGGCCCAAATCCTTTGCCTCTTGGATCATATCACGGGTTATACGTTTTTTGCCCCACATAGGCATTGTCCTTTATCCTGTTGATTTCTGGTAGATTTTGCTCGGCCATGTATTTCAATAGCTCGAACTGTTCGATGGTCAGCCACCAAGCCGGGCATTTGACATATCCCGCCAGCCTCAAGGCTCTCGCTCCGGGGCTGTTGGAGGGGTCACGCGGCATCGTCGGCCTTCACATTCGCCCGCAGATACAGCCGCTTCGACCCGGCCCCGCAGGTCGGGCATTTGGTTTCGCGGACCAGCTTGGTCAGCTTCCGCGTGTCCATCGGGAAGACCGCATCGGGGGTGCTGAAGTTGGTTTCGCAGTCTCCGCAGCGGAAGTGCATGCGCTTGTCTAGGTCGGTCATGGCAGCATCTCCACCTCAACGGGCATGGTGGTGCATTCCATGCTGTAGTCGTAGTCGAGGGCATCGCCCACGGGCACCATCGCCTTCTTGCAGGCTGCTTCGGTCAGGAACGGGATGCCGTAGGTGCTGCCGTCGAGCGGGCCGCCGTGCATCGTGATCCAGAGGATTGCGACGTATTCGATCATCTCTCTCTCCCTAGTGCTTCGTTTGCGTGCGATGATCTGCATCGTACACATCCGCACTTGCCCGCAGGCTGATCGAAATATCCTTGTGGCTCATGCCGCTCGTCTTTCCGAGGATGTATATCATGGCGATCAACTCAGACATGATCTGAGCCGGATCGTCCATGAAGACGCTGTAGATCGTCAGCGTCGTGGCGCACAGTTCACCCTCGTCCATCTCATCCGGCAGGGCATCCAGCAAGTCCTTCAAGTGAGCATCTGTCATGTTGTGACTAAGGCTCATGCTTTATCTCCCGGCAGATCAAAGCAGGTCAGCCGCACGACGCGCCCGGTTGCGAACAACTCGGACAGCTTGTTGGCTACGCTTTCGTCAGACATGTTCAGGTCTTCCGCGATCTCTTCGACAGTGGCGCGACCCTGATCCAGATTTTCCAAGATCAACTCTGCCAACGTATCGCGGCGGCCCTGCGGCTGCGGCGGCTGGATCGGCGCATCATCGTGCAATGCAATGCAAAGCCACGGCGTCTTGTCTGGCTGCTGGATGTTAGGGATCAGGCTGGCCATCATCTTCTTGCCGGGCCGCAGATCGGCGTCCAGGGACAGCTTGCTTGGGATAAACACATTCGCCGTCATGTCTTCCGAGCGGACAGCAAAGGCCGTCTTGGTGGCGAGGATGTTGGTGATTACGATTTCAGTCTGTTGCATCTTGGGCTTCCATTGCTGCGAGTTGTTTTTCGGCGTCACGTTTGTAATGAGCGAGGATGCCGATTTCCTCACCCACCCATGCAGGGCGAACCCCGGTTCCATATTTCCTTTCCAGATCTTCGATCTGCTCCCGCCGCAGTTCGATGTAGGCGAGAAGGTCTTGCTTGCTCATCACATGATCCCCAATCTGTCCAAGGCGAAGTATGATTTCTTGTAGTGCTTGATAAGTCGGTCTACGCGCTCGATCTTGTCTCTGACCTGAATGTGCGGTGTCGGCTGGTCTCCGGGAATATTTGTCAGCGTCTCGCGGTAATCCCACAGCGCGGTCAGCACGATGTGGGTATCCATTGCTCCAAGTTTGACAGCCATCACGCAGCCTCCCCTTTGTCCTTGGGCCACCCCATCTCGCGCAGACCCGCTACGACATACGGCACCAGCGCCGTCGATGCCTGCGCGGGCTTGGGTTCCTTGGGCGGCTCTTCCGGCAGGTACTTGTGAAGCTCCTTCTCAAGCAGCGTCTTGGCCTGCTTCAGGGTGCGGATGTCGTAGAACATCATCCTGAGCTTGTCCTCCATTGAGCGACGTGCCTTCCACTGCTCCTCGGCGGCTTTGGCAAGCTCGTAAATCTGATCGTGGACCTCGGCCACAAGCTCTCGGTCCTCCGGGTCGTCGTTGTGCCCGCAACGTACGACGTAAAGCCAGTCTCCAGCACCCTTCTTGCACTGCCAGAAGATGTAGGAGCCAGAAAGGTGGGTGTGGTTCGAGGCGTAGCGCGTAGCCAGCCAGTGGCGCATGTCAGGGTTGTCGTAGACCGCCCGCACCTCGGCAGGCATCTTCTCGATGGCCTTGGCTTGCAGAATAGACTGCGCCTGCGCGGCGTAGTCAATCATGGGGATGTCAGCCATGATCTTGCGGACTATCAGCTCTTTGTGGGTTTTGTTCAGGTTCATCTCACCACCCCATACCGTGGCCGATCAGCAGCAGGCCGTAGCCCACACCAAACAGCGCGATGACGGCGAAGGCCTCTGCGATGATTTCTCGGATCTTCATGTTTCTCTCCTATTAAAACGGCGGCTCTTCGCCGGGGTAAGTTGGTTTCCACTGGGGCGGCGCGTAGGCCGCTGGCTGGGGGCGGGGTGCTGGCTGGGCGATGACGCCCAGCCTGCTTAGTTGAAGTTCTAGTTCGGTCA